TACTTCTGACTTAGATATAGAAGATGATGTATAGCCCAAATCCAGAATGGTCCAAACTGATTTTAATAGCATTAGCTAAGCACTTTAAACAAGTTGCTGATGATAATGGTTACTATTTTCATATAGTCGGTACAGATGACTACACATCATCACACCCAATAGTTATTGAGTTAAATGTTGAAGGCCCGATAATTACTCAAAAAAGTATTAATAATTTTAAATTACTTTTTGGGGTACAAGTACACTATTCTACTAAAATAGTTAATAACTATTTAAATCGTTTTATTATAGAGGGTAAGTTACAAGAAGCTTTTACATTAATTTGCGTTGACGGTTTGGGTAGCTTAAAACCAGTAGAAGAAATAGTTACTAACTATTTTGGTGAAGCTAAAAGTACTAGGAATCAACAAGGTTCAGTCGAATCAGTTTTTGAGATTTATTTAACTAACTAGGAGAAACACATGAAATACCTAAGTCCATTTGCACAATTTGTTGGTTTTACTCCAATTGATTTAAAATTAGCCGATCTATATCTTTATGATGGGTTTTCAGTATCAGGTGTAACTAATTCAGAATTAGAGCCAGAAGGTGAAGTAGTTATAGCATTAGATAGTTGTGCTGATATAGTTCCAGTTGGATGTACTGTAAAATTTGGCAATGATAGTACTGATACAGAATATATTGTTGAGTCAGCAGTAACATCAGGTGGCACAGACGCAGAGTTCCAAATTGATTTAGATGGAGCTTCTGGTGGCACATTTACATTGACTTTTGACAGTCAAACAACTAATGCTATTGCATATGACGCTTCATATGCTCTTATTCAATTAGAGCTAGAGGCTCTAGATGGAATAGGCAATGGTGATGTATTAGTTGAAGCTGGCGATGTTGGTGATAATGATATTAAAATTACCTTCCAAGATGATCTAGCTGCTACTGATATTACTACAACTCAGTTCACATTTGATGGGTCATCATTAACTGGTACTGCTGCTTCCGAAGCAATGACACGTACTGTACGTGGTGTAGCAGATAACAGTACTACATCAATCACTTTAACAGAGGGATTAGCTGAAGAGATAGCTGCAAGTGGAACAGTTACTTTTACTGGCCGTAGACTTGAAATTAAAGTAGGTGAGGGTAATCTTAATTGGACTGAGACTGTTGCCCGAGACTATTTATTAGATAGAGGTAGACTCTCTGATGTTCGTAATGGTGATGAAACACCAATGGATGTCACTTTTGAGTTTACTTGGGAATTCCTTACTGGGGTTTCTGCAAGCGGTATCCCAACAATCAAGGATGTATTGAAGCAACGTGGTGAAGCTTCAGATTGGGTTAGCACAGACGAAGATGAATGTGCCCCTTACTGTGTAGATATTGTTGTTAATTATGATCCAGGATGCGGAGGGTCTAATTCAGAAAAGATTACTTTACAGCAATTCCGATATGAGACTCTTGAGCATAATTTAAGAGATTCTCAAATCTCATGTTCAGGAAAATGCAATGTAGTTGAAGCTGATGAAGAAAGAATCTAATTATTTTTAGGAGCTTATTATGAAAATAGAAGGACGTAAAATTATAGGGCCTAATAGAGAGGTTATTGCTATACCTCGTGGTGATAGCCCAGATATTATTTTTATTGCAGAAGCAGTATTAGATCATAAGCCTTTTGATAAATTATGTCCTCCACCTAAGCCTGTAATAAAAAAGATAGGTGGGGAAGATATTCCTGATATTAAGGATAAAAATTATCAAAGACAAATACAGCAATATAGTGAAAGGAAAACAGCTTGGCTGGTTTTAACAGCATTGCAAGCAACCAAAGGATTAGAATGGGAAACAGTTGATCTAACTAACCCTAGTACATGGTTACTTTTCCGAAAAGAATTGATTGATTCAGGTTTCAGTGATATTGAAATCAATAGAATTATCAATGGTGCTTTAACTGCTCAAGGATTAAATGAGTATAAAATCGAGGCTGCACGTGATCGTTTTTTACGTCATCAGCAGGCTCAACTAAACGCATTATCCTCCCTAAAGGCCGAAGGGAAACATATGCAATCTGGAGAGCCTGCGAACGATTTGGAATCAGACCACCAGGAGTAAATAGCTCTTGGGATAAATGTAATATTGAAGCTAAAGCTAATTTAATAGGCTATGACCAAATAAGACAATTAGAAGAATTAGAACTTTTACCAAAAGCAGTCCAATTAATATAGCCGGTGTAGTCCAAGTAGAGACAGGGTGACAAGCCTTTCCAGTGCAGGTGCAAGTCCTGCCACCGGCTTTTAAAATCATGCCATTCAAAAGTGTTAAGCAGCGTAAATATCTTTTTGCTAATAAGCCAAAGCTAGCCAAGAAATGGGCTAAGAAATATGGCACTAAAATAGTTAAAAAGAAAGCTAAAAAGTGAAATTCACTGGTACTTTCATTGGTGCTAAAATAGATATAGCACAATATGAAAATAAATTAAAGAAGCATCTACGTAGCCAATTACGCAATATTGCTAAAGCTTGGCTGGAAGGTGCTACTGGAAGAGTGCCAATATGGTCTGGTATGTCTCAAGCGTCATTATTAAAATTAGCTGAATTAGTTAATGAACCATTAGTTATATCACCAAAAGGTAATGTGCCAAGTAGAATACCAGAAGGTAGAATACTAGGAACAGCAATTGAGAATCTTGATCTAAAAGATTTTAATATTACAATAATAACTGATGTGCCTCATTATAATGTTCAAGAGTTTAAAAATGTTGGTGTCAGTAAATCAGCACCTTGGCACTCTTTGAAATCTGGACAGGCTATGGCTAAGCCAGTTCTAGATAGAACAACACTTCTAAAGCCACTAATAAAGCCAATACAATTTAAGGTAAAATAAATGGCTGACGAACTTAGGACAGTATTAGGCTTTGATGCCAGTCAAGCTATAGCTACAGTTAAACAATTAACTGTGGCTCTAGATAGCTATACAAATTCTATAAGTAGAGCAGCCAGTGCTACTAGTAAGTTTAATACATCAGCTAAGCCTGCAACTGCTTCTTTAAATCAAGTATCTGCGTCACTGGGTAAGGTACCAGGAGCATCGAATACAGCTGGTCAAAGTCTTGATAAGTTAGCTAAAAGAGTGGATGGTGTTCGTAAGCCAACAAGAGCTTTAGCAAAAGATACTAAAGAAGCTGCTGGAAGTGTTCTCATATCATGGCAAAGCATAGTTCGTATTGGTGCATTACAAGTAGTACACCAAGCTATATCAGGTCTAAAATCATCAATATCGGATGCTATTGCTGAGTCAAGATCATTTATAAAAGAATTATCACAAATACAAACTATTAGTGGGGACACTTTTAGTAATATTAATTCTTTGGCGGATGAAATACAAGAATTTTCTGCAGCTACTGGACAGCCATTAAGTGCTGTAACTAAAGGTATCTATCAAACACTGACTAATCAAGTAACTGATGCAGCAAATTCTTTTAATTTCTTACAAACAGCAAGTGATTTTAGTATCTCTGCTATTACTGATTTAAATTCATCAGTTAATTTACTATCATCAGTTATTAATGCTTATAATATGAACGCTTCCAGTGCTGCTGATGTATCAGGAAAATTATTCAAAGCCATTGAAGTAGGACGATTTGTAGGACAAGAGATAGCTGATACATTTGGTAGGGTAGCAGGATTATCCTCTCAGTTAGGTGCTAGTTTTGAAGAAGTGTTGGCTTCTATGGCTACTCTTACTAGAACTGGTATGAAGTATAATGAAGCATACACCCTTATTACTAATGTACAATTAAAGTTAATTCAACCCACAAAAGAATTATCCAATAGATTCAAAGAAATGGGTGTATCATCTGCTGAGGCAGGTATACAAGCTTATGGTTTTCAAGGATTCTTAATGAAAATATCTGAAGGTGCAGGAGAAACTGCATCTGAGTTAGCACAATTATATGGTCGTGTGCGTGCTGTCCGTGGTGCATTAGGTCTAGGGGCAGATTATGCTGAAGTATATGCAGACAGTTTAGAAAAAATACGATCAGCCGGTAGAGATACTCTGGCTGAAAAGAAGGCATTAATTTTTGAAACTAATGCCCGCCAGGTAGAGATAGAATTAAATAAGTTACATATAGCTATGGTCAATTTCGGTAGAGGGGCTACTGACGTATCACATGTTATAATGAATCAATTCGGTGGTGCTACTAATACCGTAAAAACATTAACAACTGCTGTTTTAGCAGGAGGTACTGCATGGTTAGTAGCTAGAACTAATGTTATAGCAGCATCTACATCAATTATCCAGAAGTTAATATCAATACATAAAACTACTGGATTATTAAATGCTTCATGGAAAGCATTAGCATCTTCTCCATTATTCTGGGCCGCAGCAGCAGCGGGCGCTGTAGCAGCAGTTAGTTGGGCACTTAATAAAGCTATAAATGATGTTAAAAATACCAAAAAAGAAATGGAAAAAGCATTAACTATAGGTGGAAAATTAGAACTAATAGATTATGAAGCAGAATTAAATGCCACTGTAGATCACAATAAAGCAGTGTTGGGAGAAGTACAAAAGCTTCTATTTGAACGGCAGAGGTTATTTAATGAGCATTTCAAAGGAATTGAATTTAATCAAGAACTATTAGTTGATAGTCTTACTAGTCAACTTGAAGGGCACATCTCAGCAGTAACAGGATTATTTGATAGTTTTAAGGAAAAAGCTGGAGAAATAAGCTCAGAATTAAAAACAATTGACCAAGATACTGCTAGTATTAGAACTAATATTGCTGATTGGAAATTTGACAGAAGCCTAAGAGGACTTAATGCTATTGAAGAGTCTTATAAAAGAGTAAACAAATCTCAACAATTATTACGACAAGCCAGTGCTGCTTTAAGTCGCGGTGATATTGAGAGTGCTAAAGCTTTACAACAGCGTGCTGAGTCACAGGCTAAAAATGCTGTTTCTTTAGCTGACCAAAGTAAAGATTATAGTGCTATAACTAAGGCTGAAAACCAAGCAATTGCTGCTATGGAAATGCAAGTTTCTATTAATGAGCAAAATAAAGTTCAACTACAGAATCAATTAGATATTTTAAACAGACATGCTCATATGTTTGATATGATTTCATTATCAATTGAGAAAGCGGGTGAAAAATATTCTGAATTAGCTGATAGATTAAAGGAAGCCACTGATCCAGTTGATCGTGAAAGAATAATGGAACAGATGGCATCTATAGCAAAAGATATTGAGAGCATAAAACCTAAGATACAAGTATATGCGCAGTTAGCCAATATTACTGGACTACAAGATGAATTTGAAGCTGCTATTAAAGGCATTTTTGACCCATTAACTGGGGAAGCAGCTTCAATGGAAGAAGTAATGGGTAATACTATTGCTAGAATCAAATCATTGTTCGGTGATTTGCAGTCCGTAGTTGAACAACAAAAAATAGGAGTATTACTTGGGAAACAATTAGATGAAGGCAAAACAGCCTTATTAAGACAAAAAGAGGCTCAAACTGAACTAGACTCAGCTATTAAATTAACTTCTGTAGATATGGAACATTTTCTAAGGAGTTGGACTAAATGGAATTTATTAGCCAGACCAGTAGGCACTACTGAAGATGTTAAAACTATGCGAACTGAGATGCAGGAAACTGCTAATCAAATACATATTGCTGTACAAGAAGCGAATAAACTGGCTTCTGCTGGGGAGTCTAATAGTTCTGCTTTCGCTGACCAATTAAATAAAATTAGAGAAATACGTAATACACTAGCTGAGCAATTTCCTGGTGGAATGTTTGGCATAGGTAAGCCAGAAGAAACATTACAGTCATTAGATGCTATGATTGAACGCTTCATAACTATGAGTGAAAAGCAGAAAGAAATAAGTAAAGAATCTGAAGCTGCTGATCCTGCTAAGGCTTTAATGGAACAACTAAAAAATGCTACTGATCCAGTACAAGAAGCATTAAGAATAATAGAAGAAGCAGCTAGAAATTCAGGGCAATCTATTGGTAATGAATTGACATCTGGTGC